GGCGGAGCGCGAGACGGCGCCCACCGATGCCCAGTTCGATTTTGAGGACATGGCGCTCGCATCGTCGCCGGCGTCCCAGCCGGTCTCTCCCGGCGAGGCGCGCGATCCGTCGCAGACGTCGCTTCCGAACCCTGCCCAGCCCCGCCGCTCTGCTGCGGCCCGGCTGAACGGATAGATCGCCGATGAACGTCGTCGCCCGCGCAGCGTCCGCCCTGCGTGGGCGCTTCTCCGCGCCCGCAGCCCAGCCGCCTGCGCGGTCGCCGTCGGCGCAGTATTTCCGGCGCGGACAATCGCAGTTTTTGGCGGGCTGGCGTCCGAACCTCCGCGACGCGCGAGAGGACGTCAGCCAGTCCTACACCGACGCCGCGGCGCGGGCGATCGACACTCTGCACAACTCCGGCTGGATCGCCGGCGCCGTGACGCAGGCCGTGGCGTCGACGGTCGGCGTCGCGCTTCGCCTGTCCGCGCTTCCCGACCGCATGACGCTGGGCTGGACTGATAAGGAGGCGAACGACTGGGCGCGGCTCGTCGAACGCCGCTGGGTCATGTGGTCGGAGAACCCGATCGAGTGCGACGCCGGCGGCCGCTACACCATGGGGCAGCTGACGGCGTCGATGCTGCGCAGCTACTTCAGCCACGGCGAAGGCCTGGCGCTGCTGCCTTTCATGCGCCGCTCGATCAGCCTGACCGGGACTAAGGTGCAGCTGCTGCCGGCGCACAAGCTGGCGCAGGACACGCTCGACCATGAGCGGCTATTCAACGGTGTGCGTGTCGACAGTTACGGCCTGCCGCTGGCCTATCGTCTGAAGCGCGACGAGCGGCTGACGGCCTGGCCCTATGTCGACGTCGCGGCGCGCGACGGGGCGGGGCGGCCGCAGGTCGTCCACGTGTTCGAAGGCGAGCCCGGCCAGACACGCGGCATCACGCCGCTCGCGCCGGCGCTGCGCGTGATCGCGCAGTTCGACCAGCTTCAGGACGCGACGCTGACGGCCGCGCTGATCCAGGCGATCTTCGCGGCCACGATCGAGAGCGACACGCCGAGCGCGGAGGTGCTGGACGGTCTGAAGGAGCAAGCGGAGGGAAGGTCCAGGGTCCCCGCCGCCGAGGCGTCGCTTGCGGAGTCCGGTCTCGAAGCGCTGCTTGAGGAAAAGGTGCGCTGGTACGAGGACACCAAGATCGACCTCGGCACCTTCGGCAAGATCGCGCATCTGTTCGTGGGAGAGAAGCTCAAGTTCAACCGCTCGGAGCATCCGAACGGGACCTATGAGGCGTTCGCCAACTTCCTGCAGCGCGAGATCGGCCGCAGCCTTGGCCTGACCTTCGAGCAGTACACCGGCGACTATCGGGGAGCGACCTACTCGTCGGTTCGGATGGCCGGGGCCGAGAACTGGCCGATCGTCATGTCCCGCCGCACCAATATCTGCGGGCGCTTCTGCCAGGCGGCCTATGAGGCGTGGCTGGAGGAGGAGATCGAGGCCGGCCGCGTCCCGTATCCCGGTGGCTTTATGGCTTTCCTCGCGCAGCGGCCGGCCGTCGTGCTCGCGGAGTGGCGCGGGCCCGCGAAGCCGCAGGCCGACGATCTCAAGGCTGCGAAGGCGCATGAGGTCTACAAACGTCTCGGCGTCGTGACCGACCAGATGATCTGCGCCGATCTCGGCGTCGACTTCGAGGACGTCTATGAGCAGCGCGCCCGGGAAGCCGAGATGCGCGCGCAGCTCAAGCTTCCGGAAGGCGACGCGATGACGCCCGACCCGGTCGGCGATGCGCTCATGACCGAGCCAGTACGGGCGGCGGCGTGATGGCGGTCAACTGGGACGACCCGTGCGAGCGCGCCGCCGCTCTCACGGCCGCCTATTACGGCCTGCTGTCGGGCAAGGCCACGCAGGAGATCGAATTCCAGTCCGGCGAGAGCCGCCGCCGCCTCCGGTATCAGGCGCAGAGCGTCGCGCAGATGAACGAGCTGAAGCGCGAAATGGATGCGGCCAAGGCCGCGTGCGACGCCAAGACTGAAGGCGTCGCGCTGAAGCGTAGGCGGTTCGCGATCGGCTCGACCACGAAGGGCCGGTGCTGATGACCATGCTCTTGCGCATCGCCGAGCGCGCGTTCAACAGGCCGCTGCTGATCCTGCCGCAGAAGGCGCAGATCATTCTCGGCGTGCTCGAGGGCCGCATTCCCGTCGGGGCCAACCTCGACGAGGTGAAGATCGACATACCTGAGGCTGCGGCCGCCGCGCTGCAGGGTCCGGCGGCTTCGCGCTTTGTCGGTTCGAGCGTCGAAGAGGACGAAGCGAGCGGCCGCCGCAAGGCGCTTCCGTACCGTCTGACCGAGGACGGCGTCGCCGTCATCACCGTCATAGGGTCGCTGGTGAACCGCGGCGCATGGGTGGGCGCCTATTCCGGCGTGACCTCTTATGAGGGCATCCGACATCAATTGGCGTCGGCGCTCGCGAGCGATCGTGTGGCGTCGATCGTGCTCGATATCGAGAGCCCGGGCGGCGAAGCCGTGGGGGCGATGGAGCTCGCGGCTGCCGTGCGCGCGGCGCGCGACGTCAAGCCTGTCGTGGCCGTCGTAAACGGCATGGCCGCGAGCGCCGCCTACGCATTCGCAAGCGGAGCGACCCGGATCGTGACCGCGCCCACGGGCCTCGTCGGCTCGATCGGCGTGGTGATGCTGCATGTCGACTACAGCCGAAAGCTCGATCGCGAGGGCGTCACGCCGACCCTGATCTTCGCTGGCGAACACAAGGTCGACGGCCATCCGTTCGGGCCGCTGCCCGCGGACGTTCAGGCCGATCTCCGGGCCGAGGTCGCCCGGTTCTACGACCTGTTCGTCGAGACGGTGGCCGCCGGCCGGCCGGGCATGACGCCCGACAACATCCGCGGCACGCAGGCGAGAGTCTTCATCGGACAGGACGCGGTCGCCGCGGGTCTCGCCGATGAGGTCGGGAGCTTTGAGAGCGTCCTGGCCGACATGCCGAAGGCGGCCGCAGGCCGCCGGTCACAACTCCAACGAGGATCAGCGATGTCCGGAACGACCCCGACCCCTGCCGCGGATGCGCCTGTGGGCGTGCCGCAAGCGCAGCATGACAAGGCTGTTGCGGACGCCACCGCTGCCGGTCGAGTGCTGGGAGCAGCCGACGAGCGCGCCCGCTTCAAGGCCGTGCTGGCGCTCGACAGCGCTCAGACGCGTCAGGCGAGCGCCCTGCATATGGCGCTCAACACCGATCTCAGCGCCGAGGCCATTGGCGGCGTTCTCGCCGGCTTGCCGGAGAACGCGCCCAGCCCTGCCGCCGCCGCGGCTGCGCCTACGGTCGTTCCTGCCGCCGAGCGGCGCTCGCAGGGCGCGGCCGGCGGCCTCGTCACGGCGACCGGGCCCGACGCCGGCGCCACGGCAAAGCAGGTCGTCGCAAGCGGCTGGGAGGCCGCCTTCGGCCGCACCAACGCGCGCTGACAGCGCGCTCATCCGCAACGGAGACCTGACCGATGACCAAGCTGACCGAGGGGCGTCACCCCGGAGAGTTCCTCCTGTCAGAGGCGAACTTCCACCGCTCGCGCGACAATGTCGTCGTCGCTTCGGGCTCCGGCGTGCTCGAGCCGGCGCGGTGGTCGGCATGATCACCGCGTCGAAGAAGTACGCGCCGGCTCCGAACGCCTCCACGACGGGGATCGAGGGCGCGCAGACCGCTACGGCGATCCTGCTCTACGGCGTCGACGCCACCAGCGAGGACGTCTCCGTCTCCGTCATCAGCGGGGACGCCGAGGTGAAGGGGTTCGCCCTCAAATACGAGGCCTCGGTCGACACCGACGCCAAGAAGGCGGCCAAGATCGCCCAGCTCGCCGCCGTCGGCATCAAGGTCCGCTGACGCCCCTCATCCCTTTCGTCCTGAGACGCTGAAGGCCGACCCTTGGGGCGGCCCTTTTCATTTGGGAGCCCCGCAATGCTCGACATCTTCAACAACAATGCCTTCAGCGTCACCTCGCTCACGGACGCCATCAGCGAGAAGAAGGTTCGGCCTGGCCGCCTCGGCGAGCTCGGCCTGTTCGCCACCACGTCCGTGACGACGCTTACGATCGCGCTCGAGCGGATTGGCGACACGATCCAGCTTGTTCCGCCCACCCCTCGCGGCGGACCCGGTGACGTGCGCGACGAGCCGAAGCGCTCGATCGAGGACATCCGCATCCCGCATTTCCAGCGCGACTGGTCGGTTATGGCCGACGAGGTGCAGGGCATCCGCGCTTA